TGTCGGATGATTTGAACGTTGGTGAAAGTTTTCTACCTATATAACCATCAACTCTTTTAAGATCTGGTTCACTAACCAATTGATCGAGAGTTGCGTTTAAAAACTTTTTATTTGTATCAGTTTGAAAAACGTCAGGTAAAAACTGATGAGTTTTGAATGCTGCCATTGCCTACCTTCCTATACCCTATTAAGTTGTCCTGCTGTGATAGCAGAAATAATTTGTACATCATTAACTGTTGCCGCACTTACAAGTATCTCGTTTGGCTCTGTGTTAATTTGATATAAGTTACCAAAACTGTTTGATCCTGAATTAGGCACAATAATGATACTGCTTACTGTTGGTGTTAGTTCGCTGTGCAAATATGCACTTAGCTCACTAAAGTAAAATGTTTCGCCAAAGTCCCAATTGTTGATGTCAAAGTAAGAATTAATAGAATCAATTACTAAACTCTTAACTTCATTATCACTTACATTAGAACTTGGATTCTTAACTACCTTAAACGTGGCTCGTAATGCTGATTCGGCTTTGCTGCCAAACAAAGGTTTAAACTTTGCGGCATTATATATCAAACTGTCACTTACAGTTTTGAGATTTTCAATGGTGCTGTAATCTGTTTGCAAGTCTTCGCTAGTTGGTGCAACTGGCTCTTTTAGTGTTGCTGTTGTATCCGTAATGTATGCAGTGTAGTCGTCACTATAAGCCTTGGTCAATATATACAAATCTATTAAATTATTTGGGCTAGGGTCTATTCTATTGTTGTTTGGGCTGTTATGCTTGTACTGGAACGAAATCTGCTCCCTACCAACTCTGGCAATATAGTTTGTCAACTGTGTTAGTGCTGTGCCACTAGATTGGAAAAACTTATTATCCGTGTACGCATAAAAGATTGTATTAATTGCGTACAAAGATATATTGTTTAATACATCGCTTTCAGTTGCGTAACTAGACACTATGTCGGTCCTTGTTACAGGATCATATTGCAAGAAGTTTACGCTGTCCTGCGACTGTACAAAGAATATATACTTGTTCTGTGGGTTAACCGTGGGCGCAACAAACGTGGTAAACAAATCAGGGTCGTCTGGTACACCGTCTAGATTTTCATCTAAAAATGTAACTAGTATTTTTCTATTGTCTTCTGTACCGTCGCTGGCAATAACACGATTATCAATCTTCCAGGTTTGCGAATAGAAAATACTGTCTGAACTGTCAGGTTTTGTATTGGTTCTTAATAACTTTATCTCGTCAATAAGTGTAGTTGCTGTTCTTGAATCGTATACTTTTGCATCTGGATTAAAATAAAAACGTGTTTCCCTTACACTTTGGAAAAAGTACTTTGTTCCTCTACTGACTACGTTGTATTCTTGATTATCGTAACTTAATTTCAAGAACCAACTGTTATCTAAATTAGTTCCTGTTGTACTACCTGCATTAGTTAGACTAAACTCGCCAGTACCAATGTTTGCTTCGGTAACAATTTTCCACTCCATGTCACTTACATCGTAACGTAGAGCAAATGTTTTGTAACTTAATATATTATTAATAATAGTAGTAATAAGTGTTGATGGCCATGAATTTTCAAATACTGGAATCACTTCTGCTACTATAGCAGTACTTGGGACAACCACGCTTAGTATAGCATTGCCTACTCCAGGAGTGGGGTAACTAATTATGCTTGCCCACATGCTGGTGCGCTGGAACTCTGTTGTAGGAGTTCCTGTAACCAGTTGATTTTGTGCATTAAAGTACTTGCCGGACGGAGCATTAAACTTTACAAGAGCTCCTTGTGTTAAGAACACATAACTGTCAGAACTGAATGTGCCAGTACTGCGCCCGCTACTGTTAGTAACTTGTGTCCAAGTTGCTGTTGGTGTTTGGCGTGTTGCTGTTCTATAGTACAGATTCTTTACCTCTGACTGCGAAATAAGATTTTGTATAGAAGTTTGTACTAAGTTGCTTACTTCACTCCTACTGGTAAACTGAAATGTAACTGCTGTGGTAGATACGTCTTCTTTGTAGATCTCGCTATCTTCAGCAAAGATATTTGTGCTGGAGTATTTGCCTGTTGCGTCAACAACATCTAAGTATCTGCTTATGCCTGAACTGCTTCTATTAACAGCCTTGGCTTTGAGTATGGTGCTAAAAGTGGTATATGGTAAGACATTATAGTCCTCGCCTGATACCATGCGATTCTGTGTGTAATACTGTTGTGGTGCTTTTGTTCTAATCTCGTCAAGTGATTCGCGACTGGTTGCATTAGTAACCGTATACTGTAAACTAGCACGAACTGTTAATGTTTCAGTACGTCCTGTTTTACTACGATAAGGAATGCTAACGTTGATAGAGCTCATCTCCTCTGGTGTAATCTTATATGTTTGATTGTTTGACAATCTGTAATACAATCTAAAATTACCATCTGGAATGTTTGTGAACGATCCGTCTCCAAATATCAAATCAATTTGATCATTTGCTCGTGTACCGACGCTGTACAGATTTCTTTCTGCAGTATTGTTGTATATAACATTGATGCCGTTAACTGCTGGTACTTTAGTCCACTCTGTGTCAATGTTACCATTGGTATCTAATCCATACAACCATACGTCATTGTTATTGATGTTATTAAAGTTTACATTTACAACACGGTTAGGTAAACTTTCACTAACATTAAAATCTAAGTTTAGTAGTTCGCCCTGTTTAAAGTAAAAGAAATATCCAGTATTGTTTGATGCGTTGCCTTGATTGTCATTCTTGTATAGGAAATTAAAAATACAGTTAGGCTGTGGATCTTTTTCGTAGACATAATTATAGTCTGCTGTTGATGCGCTTACAACTTCAAATCTTGTAGTAATTCCTGATATGCTGGCATTAAACGACTTAACTGGAATAATGTTGTTTAACATCTTTACAGTATACTCATCAGTTTTGATACCATTCAGTGTTTTTGTTGCTCCAGGTTTACCTATAGACTGAGTAGTCAACAATGAAGCATTAAGTACAGCAGTAAATTGTTCTAGCCAGTTCTCGTTAGTACTGTCGTTCCAGTTGATAATAGTGTTTGCAAGATTATTTCCTTCGCTATCGAAAACTCTTTCGCTGGTTGAAACACTTTGGAATTTTATAAAGCCGCTGGCAGGTATATTACGCTTTGGGTTGTAACTGATCAATTTGGCCAGTTTAAGAATACTGTCTCTACGCTCTGCTGTATCTAAAAAGTTTTCTCTAGCATTTAAATCTGTTCTAAACGCTAAACTTTGTCCCAAAAACGCAATTAAATCAATAAGTGCAATGTATTCACTTGATTCTGTAAAGTCATTAAAGTCTTCTGGGTAGTAAGTACGCAAGTACTCAATCATGCTCTTGCGTATAGTTTCAAAGTCAAAGCTCTGAAAATCAGCTTCTCTAAATGTTTGATAGATTTTAGTCCAATCTTCCTGGACTAATAAACTGGTTTGTCGTGTAGTAGTGGCCATATCCTCAATACCTATTATTCAGTATTTATGGCATTTAAAAACGGCTTATATTATAAAACTGACAAATTGTTTGTATCAGAATTAAACTCTAATGTTAAACTGTCAACAAAGTTTCCAGGAAGGAATGTGAGGTCAATTTGTATCTGTAGTCCTTGCTCAAACTCGTCAAGAAGTACACTATCGACTCGTAATCGTGGATCGTAGTTAGTGATGGTTCGTACATCTTCAACTATAACACTCTTTACATCTTCTGTGAGTGGCTCATACAGCATTTTCCATATGATACTTCCAAATTCTGGGTTCATAAGTTTTTGTCCCTTCTGTATGCTGAAATGATTGATTAAGTCACGCTTAACCAGTTCATAGTCAGTTAGACGGAACTTTTTAACTTGATCTACTGTGCTTAAACCTCTATATCTTGTTGCCATAAATGTATTTACTCTTTTAGTAATGCCTTTCCTGCACTAAAAAACTCTGCAGGGTCTCTTCCTTGCGAATCACGTATATCTGGATTAAATCTAAACTCTGCTGTAGCAATAGCAGGTTCCGGCGCATCAGCAAACGCACAGTACACAGCCATGTATCCAGCAACATCATGCTTATGATCTGTAGGCTGTACAGCATTTGACCATAATAGTTTTTCAACTATTTCGTCAAAATATCCGTTAACTGTTATACCAAACACACCCGATACAAATTCTTTAATCTTAACCTTTTCGTATTCATTAAACATTATACATCACCCAACGTGTTAACAGCATATCTTCCAGCATTAAAAAACAAGGAACCTGGTCTACCTTGACTGTCTACTATCAGGTCTGCTTGAACTTTCCACTCTTT